GAGAATTTGAATGTTCAAAAGAGATAGACCCACCAATGGTTTTTAGTGCAATAGATAAGGTTATAAGTGATAGTAGAAAATAAAAAACAACTTAAAGAATTTATAAAAAGTTATAAATCAGAAGATAGTATTATTATACCAATACCGTGTGATAATAATAAACACTCGGCAAACACTAAGCTATCACTACTATACGTACAGCTATTAAGTGGAAATGAGTTTATACTACCTTTTAATCATAGTGAAACTATCAATATTGAACTTCCAAATTTAGAATCAGGTACAAAAAAATATACTTATGATAGAAAAGATTTGAATAATTTTCTTACATTAGACAACGTAATTGATGTAAATTTAATGCATTATATGGGAACAAATTTACCATTGGATATAGAATATATAGATACTAATGCTCATAACTTTTTTAATATGAGATACTATAAAAAAGAAAATATAAATACAATTATCCCAGTATTAAAGCATTTAGAATATTGTCGTAAAATATCACAGCTACTTAAAGATACGATTGAAAAGTATAACCAATTTGTCAATATGTCATATAATGATGAAGTGTTAGATAACTTAACTTATATAGAATCAAATGGTTTACAGACAACGACTGAGTTGGTTTATAGTGAATATAATGTATATACATCTACTGGTAGACCATCTAATAGATTTGGTGGTACTAATTTTGCAGCACTTAATAAAAAAGATGGTAGTAGAAAACCTTATATAAGTCGTTTTAAAAATGGTGTTTTAGTTGAAATGGATTATGATGCATATCATTTACGATTAATTGCAGATAAAGTTGATTATAAATTTCCAAACGGTTCAGTACACGAACATATGGCAAAATTTTATGGATGTGATTATGAAGAAGCAAAAAGACTTTCATTTCAGTATTTATATGGACATTTACCTCAAGATGTAGTACAATTAAACCCATATTTTAGTAAAGTTTATGATTATATTAGAGACTTATGGAAAGATTATAATTCAAAAGAATTTATTGTTTCAGATATTTATAATAGAAGAATATATAAGAAGAATTTAAGTGATATGAATGCCAATAAGTTGTTCAATTACACGATACAACTTATGGAAACTGAAAGTAATATGAGAGTATTAACAAAGTTAATACCAAAAATAAAAGATGATAAAAGTAAATTGATTTTATATTCTTATGATAGTTTTTTATTTGATTTTAATATGGAAGATGGATTAGATTATTTGAAGAAAGTAAAAGAAATATTAGAACAAGATAGTAAGTTTCCAGTTAAAGTAAGTTGGGGTTTAAATTATCACGAAATGAAAGATATTACGGAGAAATTTGTTGATTAAATTGAAAAGTTTACTTGTAGAGGGAAAGAAACCAACACTTAAGCTTAAATCTGGATCAGAGTTAGAACTTTCTATTTTACTTCAAAAAAAGTTTATTGAACAAATATCGTCTGTAGTAGGTAGAGATTTTGAAGATGTAATAGTTAAATACTTTACAGGGGGATTTAAACAAACAAATGTTGGTAATGTTGAATCTGCGTTTTCTGATGTAAGACAAGGTAACACTTATTACAGCGTAAAGTATTCTAAAGCGGTAGCCAATAGTACATTAGCTAAAGTTACTGGAGATAATTTTAGATTGACTACTATCGGTAATTTAATATCCCGTGCTGTTTTAGCTAGTGAAGGTAAATATACAAACGAGTTAAAACAGATTAAGAATAAAAAAGAACTAGAAGACTTTATGAAGGATAAAAAGATTTCTAGTAATAGTTTTGGTATTATAGCTGGATATGCATTCAAAAAAGGAGATGCTATAATCTTGAAGGTACAATATTCTAATATATTAACTGGTAAAGAATTGTATAAAAAACTTTTAACTTTTTATGACTCATTTAAAAATATTAATAAACAAATGAGAAGTCATACAGTAACTAAAATCTTTGGACATCCTGGTACAGAAGAATTTGTATTACCTGCTGGAGATAGTATTATTGCGAATATGAAAGATAAGGTAGAAGAATTGATATTAGATAAGATATATACTACACCAGAAGATTTACTGTTAAATATAAAAAAATTACCAAGTATACTTGGTAAGTATTTGAAGGTATAACACTATGATTACAGATTTGAATGTTATAGTAAAAGAATGGGCCTATCGTGTTCACGATGGCAAACCAAATCCAAATAATTCTGCACATTTATATCAATTATCTGAAATATTAATTGAAAGTAAATGGCCGTTAAGTGTTATAGATGAACTTCTACAGAACTTAAAAGAAGGTGATGAATGGTGGACAAAGTTATCACCAGAACAACAAGCACAATATATTAAAGACCATCCTAAATCTCAAAAAGCTCAAGATGCAAAAGAGAAAGAAAAAGGCGAAGAACCTAAAAAGAAAAAAACTGGTATAATATCTGGAGATACATCAGAAGGTGATAATCAAGTAAAAAGTGATATGTTCAAGTATGGTTACACTGGTTATGAAAAGGCTACTGGTTCAAAGCCCGCTCCAGGAGGCGCAGGTTCTGCTTTTAATGAAATAGTTTCAGGTGAGGGTGTTCATACGTTAAATGAAAATCCAGATATGACAGAGGAAGAATTAGCTAGAGATATGTATGAAAAAACTAAAGATACTGAGTTAGGACAAGAACAGGCACAAAGTTCTGGAACTGGTAAAGTACCAGATGGTATTAAAAATAAAAAACTTTGGTCAAAATGTGTTATTTCTGCTAGGTCTGCTAAAAAGAAACATGAGAGAACTCAAAAAAGAGTTCAGAGATTACAAGAAGAAAAGAAGTTTGGTAAACCTCAAAAAATTTTAACTTTTTATGGTGCTAAAGATTCTATAGATGCTCAAGTAAAATCTGTTGAAAAAGTTAATAAAGTTATTTTACCAAATGGTCAAGAAGTTACAAAAGAAGATGCTATAACTTTTATAAAAGCAGGTGGTGGTGGAATGAATCCATCAGATACAGGTACTTTTGTTATTGATGACAACGGTAATTTATTAATACAATTTCATTCAGATAAAACATCTACATCAGATATTCAAGATAATTCAACTATTGCACAAGAAGGTGAAAACTATAAAAATTACATTAATAAATCTGATATATCAGACGATAAAAAACAAAAAGCCAAAAAAATAGTAGATGTAATCTCAGAAAAAATAAATGTCATTGAGGAGAATTATAATAATCAAGCAGTTCCTATTGCAAATCGTTTATCTGAATTACCAATTGAAGATCAAATTGAAGTAATAGAAAATGATAAGGGTACTTTGAAGAAAAATATAGAGGTTACACTTTTTGGTAAGGGTGGATTAAAAAAACAATTTCAAGATTATTTACCAGTTGATAAAAGTCCAGAAGATTTGACTTTACAAGAAAAGTATGAAATGATTAGAAAGATAGTTACTGATGGTAAAGGTAAAGGAAATGAAACAAAAGTAATTAATAAAGTTGGGTTAGGTTTACAAAAAGTAAAACCTGATACTGAAGGAATTGATGTAAAGAAAAATTTATCTTTACAGAGAAAAAAAGTTGTGAGTTTACAAAGAGAAAGAGTTAATAATTTAAATGAACTAAACTCTGGACTTGGAACTCGTATGGAAGCTAATGAAACAAATAGAGCTTTTCATTTGGGTATGATGGATTATCCACCAAAGAAATATGAAGAAGGAAATCCACACAGTATTATGGGATCTGCTTTAGATGTTAATATGGGTGGTACTATAGTTAATGGTGAAGTTTTGAAGAGCTGTCTTGGTGTTGAAAATACAAAAGAATTTATGAATGACTTTGAACTTGAAGAATCTGATAAATTACAATATGATGCTCAAGGAAATGTAACTGGAAAAAGAGTATTTACATATGTAGTTGATAAAGAAGGTAAAAGGGTAGAATTAGGTTATAAGACTTACCGTTCAAAATCAGGTGCAACAGGAAAAACAAATAACACAATGTCTTATAGTACAGATATGCAGAACTGCTTTAAAGGTAAAAAATAATGAAAACACAACTACTTTGTACATTCACTAAACGTAATAAATTCTATGAAACTATAGATATTATCATAGCATGCAATGATATTGTGTTTGATAAAATATATGCATTTCAGAATGAAAAAGATCATCATCAACTAATATGCACATATAACGTAGAATATGATGAAGATTTTATAGAAAATGTACCAGATACTATTTCGTTACATAGAAAAAAGAATACTAATACACTTTACACAATTAATGCACTTAATGATTTAATTCGTGAGTTGAATGGTGGTAAATTAGACAAGACATTTCCTATAGAGTGGGAAAATTATAAGAACTGTTTATTACTTACGAATGAGGAAGGACTCAATAAAATACCAACAAGAATTTATACCATAGTAGATGTGAAAGCTTGGGATAAAGATAAAAAATAAATTGTATTTTCAGCAAATTGATTATACTTATTTATGTATCAAGGTTATACTTGATTAAAAAATACTAATTAAATACTTAAAAATAGGAGATAAAAAATGGATTTAAACGCAATCAAAAAACGTCTTAATCAACTTCAAACAACAAACACAAGAACTTCTAATCTTTGGAAACCTCAACCAGGTTCACAAGTGGTTAGAATCGTTCCTTACAAGTTCAATCAGAGTAATCCTTTCATTGAATTATATTTTCATTATGATTTAGGTGGTAAGAACTATCTTTCACCAATTTCATTTGGTCGCCCAGACCCAATTGAAGAGTTTGCTCAAAAACTCAAATCAACTGGTTCTAAAGATGACTATCGTTTAGGTAGAAAAGTTGAAGCAAAAATGAGAACTTTTGCTCCAGTTGTAGTTCGTGGCGAAGAAAAAGAAGGTGTTCGTTTTTGGGGTTTCGGAAAAACAGTTTATCAAGAACTGTTATCAATAATTGCAGATCCAGATTATGGTGATATCACCGATCCAGTAAGTGGTCGTGATGTTGCTGTAGAATTCAAAACTGCTGAGGAAACGGGTAAATCCTTTCCTTCAACGTCAATCAGAGTGAAGCCAAATCAAACTCCAATTACAGAAGATGCATCTGTACTTGAATCTATCAAAGAATCACAAAAGAATATTACTGAAATTTATCAGGAACGTTCTTATGATGAATTGACTCAGGCTCTTAATGATTACCTTAATGGTGATTCGGAAGAGAAAGAAGAAACAGTAAAAGAAACTGTTTCTGAAACAAAATCTTATGATTCAAAAGAAACATCAGATGCGTTTGATGATTTATTTAATAATTAAATAATAAACTATAGTGGGTAGTATCCTACAGAATTAAGCGATGAGAAGGCTGTGTTTGTATGCCTAACTACTCACTATTATATAGGAGATTTTTATGTCAACACGAGATGAATTAGCTGGTGTTTTAGCCGACACTTTAAATAAACAATTCAAGGATATGAAGGTTGCATATTTCTTGGATGGAACAGATACAACACCCACAGATATAAAAGATTTTATATCTACTGGTTCTACTATGTTAGATTTAGCAATATCAAATAAACCTAACGGTGGAATTGCTGTAGGTAGAATTACTGAAATTAATGGTTTAGAATCAAGTGGTAAATCACTACTTGGAGCTCACGCGCTAGCTGAAACACAGAAAAAAGGTGGTGTGGCTGTTTATATAGATACAGAGACCGCCGTAAGTACTGAGTTTCTTAGTTCTATTGGTGTTAATGTAGATAGTATGTTGTATTTACATTTGGAAACAGTTGAAGATATATTTTCAGCGATTGAAGAAATAGTTGCTAAAGTTCGTGAATCAGATAAAGATAGGTTAGTAACTATTCTTGTAGATTCATTAGCAGCTGCAACAACTAAAGTAGAGTTAGAAGCGGACTTTGATAAAGATGGTTGGGCTACTTCTAAAGCTATTGTAATTTCTAAAGCTATGAGAAAGATTACTCAAATGATTGGTAGACAGAAGATAGCTCTTGTGTTCACTAATCAGTTACGGCAGAAGCTTGGTGTTATGTTTGGAGACCCTTGGACAACAAGTGGTGGAAAAGCATTACCCTTTCATGCATCAACTCGTATCAGATTAAAAAATACAGGTCAAATTAAAGATAAAAAGAATAATACTGTTGGTATAAAGATGAGGGCTCAAGTCATTAAGAATAGACTTGGTCCACCAATGAGACATGCTGATTTTGAACTTTATTTTGAAAGTGGTATTGATGATGATGGAAGTTGGTTAAAAGTTATGAAAGAACATAAACTTGTAAAACAAGGTGGTGCATGGTATACTATGGAAAATCATAAAGGTAAAGAACTTAAATTTCAATCTAAAGATTGGAGTGAACAACTCAAAGATGAAGACTTCAGAGAGCATTGTTACAACTTAATATGCGATAAAGTTATTTTAAAATACGAAAAGAACTTTGGTATTGATGATGTGGTCGTGGAAGAAGAAGTAAGTGAGTAATGAAAAATATCTTTCTATACTTGATGAAATCAAGAAGAAAGGTGGCTCTCTAGATAGCGGCGAACCTAACGATAAAGTACTTATAATAGATGGTCTAAATACTTTCATAAGAGTATTTAGTGTTATACCAACTACTAATGATGACGGAGTTCATGTTGGTGGAATAGTTGGTTTTCTAAGGAGTATTGGTTATACTATAAATATGTTTAGACCTACCCGTGTTATCATAGTATTTGATGGCAAAGGTGGGTCTACCCGCCGTCGCAAAATATATCCTGAATATAAAGCCAAAAGAAAAACAAAGTATAGAGTAAATCGTGCATATGATTTCGCATCTCAAGAAGACGAGAAACAAAATATGATAATGCAGTTACAGAGAGTAGTTGAATATTTAGAAACACTTCCTGTAACTGTTTTATCTTATGATAACATTGAAGCTGATGATACTATTGGATATCTATGCAGACAAGTTCTTACAGATTCTAAAATTACAGTTATGTCTACTGATAAAGATTTTCTTCAGTTAGCTAATGGTAGGATAAAAGTATGGAGTCCAACTAAAAAGAAATTGTATGATGAACAAGCTGTACTTGATGAATTTGGTATATCATCTCATAATCTTATTTGGTATAGAGTATTAGATGGTGATAAATCAGATAACATACCTGGTGTAAGAGGTTTAGGATTGAAAACTATTCAAAAAAAATTACCGTTTTTGAGTGAAAATCGGATAGTTAATATAGACGAGGTCATTACAGAATTACCAGATGCAAAAGATGTTATAGAGTTGAATTATAAATTAATGCAGTTATCAGATGTAGACATTTCAGGTTCTACTAAAACAAAAATAATACAACGAGTTAATGAACCTATTAATAGAATAATAAAATATAAGTTTCAAAAGATGTTTTTAGAAGATAAGTTATATACAGCATTACCAAATCTTAATAGTTGGTTACTTACTAATTTTAATCAGTTAAATCATTACGCTGAGAAAACTCATGAGTGAAACATTAACACAATTTGGAACATCATTTCAAGCTAAAATTATTGCATCTTTATTACGAGACATAAAGTTTATACAGACTATTAGTGATATATTAAATCCGTTAATGTTTGATTCAGATTCAAATAAGTGGTTAGTTAAAACTATACGTGATTATTATTATGAATATAAAAAACAACCTACACTTGAAGTTATAAAATATAAGGTAGATGAGATAGATAATGATGTTTTAAAAGTTGGAGTTGTAGATAAATTGCGAGAAGTTTGGCAAAATCTTGAAGCAACTGATTTAGAATTTGTACAAACTCAAACATTAGACTTCTGTAAAAATCAAACACTAAAAAGTGCCATATTAGAATCTGTTGAGTTATTAGAAAATAAGAATTATGATGGTATAAAGTCTATTATTGATGAAGCTATGAAGGCTGGTACAACAAGAGATTTAGGTCATGATTACTTAATGTCATTAGAAGAGAGACTTACAGAGTCTTCAAGAACAACTACAAAAACACCTTGGGATATAGTAAATGAAATTATGGATGGGGGTTTAGGAGTTGGTGAATTGGGTGTTATTGTAGCACCAGCTGGTATTGGTAAGAGTTGGACATTACAATGTTTAGGAGCTGGAGCTCTAAGAGACGGTAAAACTGTAGTTCATTATACATTAGAGTTGAATGAGAATTATGTTGGTTTACGATATGATTCTATTTTTAGCGGCGTTACTACTGCTAATA